TACGCCGTCTCCATTATCGAAAACGTTAAAAGTGATAGCAGTATACACACCATCTCTAAATTCTCCGCCGTTAAAATTTCCGCTCTCGTCAAACGCACTCGGAATAACAACGCTCATAATGTTTCGGTCACTTAGTTCCGGCGCATCATAATTCTGTTCCGTTTCTTGTTTAACGATATACTCTCCCGTCTCTAATCCTTCGGGAAAAGTATACTTGCCTATAACATCATCAGACTTTTTTACAATTTGACGCTCGATATAGCACTTATTTAACACCATATCAAACTGGCAATTTGTCCAAACGTCCATTATAAAATGCACACGACAGGAATTAACAGACAACGGTTCTACGCTTGTAATAAAACCATACATCCAATTATCCATATAGCCTACATTTTTAAAAGCAATATAGTTTGCGCTGTCAGCGTATAATTCGTTTACGGGTACAGCAAAGTCTGCATAACCCCGCTTGACTGGTGCGGCGTTGTCAGTAGCATAGATCGCTTTGCTATCAACATATGCGAAAAGTTCTTCTCGGCTATTGAAAAGTCTTACATGATTGTAGGACGAATCCCATGGAATCCCTCTGCATATTCTCACTTGCGCAACAGGTGCTATTCCATCTACGTTTTTTTGTGTTGGCATCGGTATCATGTTATCCATGTTTCCCTCATTTCTAGGGGAGCATTGTGCTCCCCTCAAATCAATGTTTCGCGTGAAAACATTTACTGATTGACTGTAACAGTACCTGTTCCGCTGATCGCGCTATTATATCTTGATGTCGCTTTAACGGTAAGCGTTGCCGCTTTTTCGTCGTTTGCAATATGCAAGATATTAGACCCCGGAATAAAACTTGTATACTGGCTCGTAGCGCCCTCAACATCAAAATCAAGCATCTGCGGCGTGTACTGGCTGTCTCCTGTTACTAACGCTGTAACTTCTACATCAGTTCCCACGTTTCCGGCAGTGTCCGTAACGCTAACGGTTGTAAGACCGACAGTGTCCGTAGTAAAAACAATGCATGGGAAAAACGGAGAATAGGAAAACATTTCACTCATTGTGTAAAAGTAATTCCAAGTTAAAGCCGCACCATTTCTCGAATCCGTCAGTGTCCGGAAGTTCTCGCGTACGTTGAAGAATCGCATATCGAATAACGCAAGTTTAATATTCGGGTCGTCAAACTTGTCAATGATAATTTTACGAACAGTAATGTCAACTTTGTTCATGTTAAAAGCTGTAGCAAGTACTTCAACGTCTAACTCTGCGTCGATCTCCGGTGTGGTAATGTAAAAGATCGTCTGATCGTTTGCGCAACTGTCTGCTCCGGCAATGTTGTACTCTGGATGGGGAAATTTCATCTGTCCGATGTAAGCTTTTACAAGCTTTGTCAGCTTTTTAGCGTTTTCTGCGCTCGCTGTAGGGTCTGCAACATTAACCGCGTAAAGCTGATCTGACGCGCTCGCACTCTCGATCAACCGTTTCATGCATAAATATTCATCCCAGTTCGCCGCCGCAAAAAGTGATTGTACTTTTGCGTTAATCAGATCTCGCACACCATACTCTGATCTAAATGCTGTACGCAAGTTATCAAATGTAACTGTAACCGCGTACTGGATAGCGGGCGTGATCTTGTGATAAGCCGCCATAATGCTTGACTGATAGTAGGCATACAGTTCTGCAACGGTCGCAAACTGGTTAAACTGCTTGCCTTTTGCCATGTTGATAAAAATCTCTTCTTCCGTGCCACCGTACCGCATAGGGTCTCTCTTAAGCACTCCGAGCGGATTCTCAAAAAATACGGTTTCGATTCTCTGCTCCATAATCTGTTCAACTAATGCATTAGCAAACGCGTTACGCAACGGAACAATGTTCAACAAACTCTCATAGATACTTGAGATATTCTCTGCTGTCGCTTCTGGAATTCTGTTTTGATATTCCAAGCTCTGCATTGATCGCACTGCGTTCAAAATGGCTACGTTTGTAGCCGGTACTTTATTACCCATTTCTTTCTCCTCTCTTACTCTGTACTGCCATCAAAATCAAGCATTTCCGGCGTCACATCTTCGATCACACTTACATCTGCTTTCGGCTCTTCAATGTCCGTTCGCGGTGTTTCCTGTCCGGCTAACATCTCGCCAAAACGCGCAATGTACTTTTCGCGCAAGCCCTCATAGCGTTCTTTGTAGCCGTCGTCTGTTACATTTGCGCCGCTTCTGATAGATTCTGTAATCACATTGATTTCTTCGTCCAATTCTTCCGGCGCTTCGATCTTTCCCAAGATCGCTTTTAAAGCTTCGTCTGCTGTCATTCTTCTACCTACCTTTCCCTAAAAATGGTTTTAAATAATATATAAATGGTGTTTTTCTAGCGCTTGGAATAGGCGCTACACCAGATATATTGATTGTACATTCTTGGTAAATATTTGTATCACTTAATACAAAAAAACGAATAATTACACGCCGCAATGCTGTAACATTTACTTTAATATAACAATAACCTCTTTCTTTTTTAACAAGTTCCGCTCCGTTTGGTACGCTAACTCCCCAATCATAAATTGATCTTACATTAAATCTAACAACAGTACCAACGTTTGCTTGTTGGCTGTAGGGGGTAACGTTAATCTCCGGCGCGGGCGGCGCGGGTCTGTTTATACCAATCTGGCATTGCGCTGTAATGCTCTGATCTTCAACTAACCAAAAACTTACAACACTTGTAACTTGCGCACCGTTTGCATTGCCGCTAATAATCAAAGCATTAGTTTCTTTTGTTGCTGTTAGATACTGGCCGATATTATAAGTCCATTCCGAGTTAGCATTAACAGTAATTCTAATACTTTCCCAATCTACTATACTAGCACTAATAGGGTCTATTGTCAACACTTTTATTTCCGGCGGCAAGTTACCATGCATATCGTCGTAAACATCCATACTACAAGCAAAACGATAATCTTGGACATCTTGCCCCTGCAAGGTTGGATTTTCAAAGTTTTTAAGCACATATGTGCTCGCTGTGCGCATATCTGTAGCATTTCGTAAAACCTCAAGAGTGCTCGAGAATGATGTTTCTAGTTCGTAACTTAAATAATAAAGCGCTAATTCAATGCTACCTATACTACTATATCCACCGCTTTTCCATGCATCATAATAACCTGTCTTACGCGTGTAGTATGTCCATTGTGCCAACCCATAACCCTTATGCACTGTATCTCCGTCTAAACCGCTATTTATAAACTGCTCGCGTGTTACAGTACCATTATCTACACTGTTAGTATAAATACGGCTTCTATTAAAAAAATTTGTACTATTATTATCGTTTTCGCACCTATAAGGCACAATTCCACTCTCCGCCCATAAGTTACCAAGCAACGCAGCTAAGCCTATTTCGTTGTTGATTAAATTATATAAGCCGTTCCAAACTGCTCTAGTGTAACCATAATCACGATAATCAGATCGTCTACCCATCACATCAACCTCACACTAAGTATATCAAGCACAATATCTTTACATTTCAGATCTTTAAATCTTAACAATCCCAAGTCATAAGACCGTTTAAGATAGTCATAGATAAAACTCTGACTACTCAACATCAAAGTGTCTGCATTATGACTGCTCGCGTCAAACGTAAAGCGATATTTACAACTCTGGTCTACAGTTCTGTCAATATACACAATACCTTTTTCTGGGTACTCTCTTACTGCATAGTTATCTTTACCGCAAACAAGCGTAAATATATAACGGCTGTTTCCGCTAACAGTTTCTACAAAAGCGCTTGCATCACATAAATACACGCCATCTGCGCTACTCTTCTGATACTGACTATTTTTAAACACTTTTGCAAATTTGCTTTCATTCATTGCGTTTTGCGCATCTTTGTTAATAACAAATTGTGCAACCCATCCATGACCGCGCAAAAAATTAGTGTTATCCCTTAACCTTTTGTGTATTCCAAAATATATAAAATACGGATTTAAAAGTGTTACATAATTTGCCATTAAATAAGTTGGTACTTCTCGTACCTGTTTCCCTTTACCTCTACAGATCGTTCTCAACGTACTTTCAAACTTTGTTATCTCATTTTTTAAATATCCATTATTTTCAAGCACAAATTCATCAAAAACAATCAAACTAACGTCTTTAAACATTGGGCTGTACTTTTTGAGTTTATCGGTATTGTTAAAATATACCGCATATCCAAGTAACACAACGTTATCATCTTTATCATGTAGCATCATTGCACTTATCAAGCCTTTTACGATGCTTTTATTAGTCACAACTTTTCCATACTCGGGGTAAATGTCCAGTACATCTTCATACATTTTTCCACTGCTCGATATTTCATCCTGTGTTCTGTATAAAAAAACAACTTGCTTATCATTCTGCACATTTTTTAAAGATTCAATCAAAAGCGCTGTAGTCTTTCCGGCACTACGATTTCCGATAATCATTCTCAAAATCGGTTCATCGTTATCTAAGTCTTTGACATTTTTTATACTATCAAGATTATAAAAAGCCATTACGCTTCCTCCTTAAACTGGACTAGCGGGAATCGAACCCGCATTGACGGAAATCAAAATCCGTTGTCCTACCGTTAGACGATAGTCCCTAGAAATGTTTCACGTGAAACACTTCTTATTTTTTCGGTGCTTTCTCCAAGATTTCTCTAATCTTTTCCGGCACTAAGCTTTTATTTATCCGGCTGACATTTTCCAAAATACTGCCGATTTCCATTAAAATAATATAAACGCAAATACTCTCGAGCACCGGAACACTAAATCCCATATCAAGATACGTCTGTCCGTAGTCAATCAAAAAAGCAACAGCCACAATGACGATCTCGCCGAACTTGTTAAAAAGTCCATCACGCATGATACTGCTATTAAAAGTATTGTTTTTAATAGCCATAACAATTCCGGTAATAAAATCAAGCACAATAAAAAGCATTACAATTACAATACTCATTTTCTCCTCTTTTCTGCGGCGGTAGCAATTAACAGAATTACCGCCGCGTTTATAGTTTTAGAGTTTCGCGGTATCGGCTCGCACCAACCACGGCGCGGGGCACGGTTTTTCCCGTCGGTTTACGCCCACAAAAACCAATCCGGTACTACTCCACACACTCCAATTACTCGGACATAGGACATTTCGTAAGAAATATAGGAGGAATTTAGTAATTGAAGTGTGTGCAATAGTACCATATAAAATTATGTTTTATGCCATGTACGGCAAGCCATGCCGCTTCATGCCGGTTTTGCCGTACATGCCATAAATGCCATTCTTACGCCGTACAATGCCGTGAATGGCATTACACGCCGATCTTACCGATTAAACGGGTTGTACGGTTCTGCGGGAACAAGCTTGGAAATGTCAATGCCCTTGAGGTATGCGCTCTGGTACTTCTTGCCCTTGTACTTGCCCTCAACAACCTTAAACGCGATTTCTACCTCTGAATTAGCGCCGATCTCTTCCGCCTTAATTGCTGTCTCGTCGTCTGGGTTCTGCTCAACACCGTCAAGATAGACCGGAAAACTGAACTGCGTGTGCGCCTTTACAAGCTTTGTGCCGTCATCAGATGTCTTGATAGGGCAATCGATTTCGGTATTGATAGAAGCTTTTTCAATCAACGCCGCAGCGGCTTCATCTGTAATCTCTACCAAAATGGAAAATTTACCATCTTTTGAAAATGTGGAATATACTTTACCTGTTGCGTATAACATAATTTTTTCTCCTTTTCTCTAATTGAATTTAATGTTAAATAATGGTGCAAGCATGTTTCACGTGAAACATTTTAAAGTGTTGCTTGCTGTGACCTTTACTTCTTTGACGCTTTGTAGGCATCATACTCTTCTTCCGTCATTGAGTTCTCAATGAACGTGGACAACGGCATAAATCTGGTTTCCTCTTTCCGGTCAACCTCTATCAGATTACCCTTTGCAATACCAAAAGACTTTAAAATCTCGTCTCTCTCCGCCGCTGTAGTAATCTCATGATCCCATTCTACAAGGTCTCCCATTTTAATACCGTCTGTTGGCGATACCGTCACGATCTGGTATACTACTGTTGTTGGGATAGTTCTGGAAATTACCTTTTCCATTTTGTTTTTCCTCTCTTTCTTTATATAATGTAGCGAAAACTGCGTAGCTTATTATAGCTTGCCATCGTCAGACTGTAAGTTGCTATCTTTTCAGTGACGGAGAACGAGTCTCCGTTTCGGCTATTATTGTTCTCTTAAAAATAATGATTTTTTATAAAAACTTAAAACTTCATAATTTTTGTATTTATAAATTATATCTATCGCCTGTCCAGAATCCCATTTAGTATCACCTAAATGGTTATAGCTAATATATAATTCTGTTTTTGTATCCCATTCTGCGTTTGCTGTAAATAAATCAAATAATGTCATGTTGTTTCCTCACTTTCTTGTTTGGTTGTTTTGTATGTTCCTTACATTATCTATTATACACTTATTTGTAGAAATGTCAAGCAAAATTTATAACTTTTTATATATCTTGCCGATTTATAGCACTCGTGACTGTCTACTACTATATATGCTACTAATTCGTACACCGGAAAATCTGCTCTCCTTAAATATCGTTCTACTCTATAGTAAGTTCTATTTCCTTTAGTAGTTATCTCTTCTATAGTATAATGATGCGTAGAATTTATAAAATGGGTATTTCTATTCATTGCAGATTTAATTAATTTTTCCGTTGTTTTCTTTGTTATAGACATAATATACCTCATTTCTTGTTTAGTTGCTTTATTGTTTGTGTGTTCCTTTCATCATCTATTATACACTACTTCTCTATTTTGTCAACTATTATTCTGCAATTATTCAAAAAAATTTATACAAGAGCCTAAAACGGCGGCGTACTCATCAGATATGCCTAAAGTATAAGTCGTGTCAACTATTGCTATGTTTGACGCTGATGTAAACTCACATTCTTTCCCATAGCAATCTATTACTTTTATAGTATGCACGTTACTCTCGTTAAAGTATGATACTGTACGCCCAGAATCAGTAAATATTTTCCCAATCTTAAAATCGCTTAAACCATTGCCACGTGCTAATTCTGCCGCACCTTTATCCTTAGACAAACCAGAAACAGTAACATGCAAAACTTCCTCTATCTTCCCAGTCTTTTTATTTTTTTCGTCCGCAATATATGCATACTTTTTCGCTCCCAATGTTTTAAACTTTTTATAGAATCCATCGTCATCCCATACTCCGAGCGTGTATCGCGTTGTTGTGCCGTCATCGTTTAAACGATCACTATAATTTCTGTACTTTTGTTTTTTAGATAATAAATAATTATTTCTGTCGTCAAAAGATTTTAAATGTTTTTCGCCAATAAATTTTACGCTATCTGTATCGCCATAAACAAAATCATATCCGCACGCGTCAATCATGCATTGCAGTTCATAACGCGCATTTGCTGTAATGTAAACCCCCCATTGATAAAGCAAAAAAGAGTTTTTGCTTGCGGCATAAGCCGCTATAGCACTTTCCTTATCCGGCATAGTCTTAGACCAAACGCCATCTATATATTCTATTTCGCCTTGACATATATCTGTAACCATAACACCAAAAACGGAATTAGCCTTATTTTTACTTTTTGCATACTCATATTCTTTTCCGCTCACATCTTTTAATTGTGTTTTCTTGTCATAATAAGAAAGAGCTGTGTCGACTATGGGTTTAGGCAAGTAGTCTTTCTCTGCCTTGTAGCCCTCTAGCCATTCTAAGCGCGTAGTATCGTATCTATATTGATTATTTATGATTAAAAAGTCCAACTCTGTACAAGCATATGTTATCCAATCGGCTGATAACACTCGTCCGTTATCATTTACATAATTTTTACTGTAGGCTATACAGTGCGCAAAATCAATATATGGCACGGTCACATCATCGTGCACATCTAAATCAAATAAAGTTATACGCATTATTATAGCATTTTTCTTTTTTCCACAATCCACTATAAGTTGTGCGTAAGACTTAGGTTCGTACACTATAAATGGTGTCATTGGGTATAAATCAGACACAATACATGCCGGATAGCTAGACACTCTATCTTTGCTGTAAACTCCCTCTATGACAGTATCTGCATAGTACCTTGACGCATGAGTATTGCCGCCACGAAACGCTTGACGCAATAACGTATAAATTTGTGCAGTAGGCATAAGCATTTCAAAAAGTTCGCGATATTCTGGATATTTTCGACACTCTGCACGCATTTCTCGCCGCACGTAGCCTGTCGATGTTAAAGGTATGGTAGCTAACGTGTCACACTCGTCATCTAATTTCGACAAAATGCACTCTTCTAAACCTTTTACATCGTTATAACAATACGCTAATTCTTCCTCTGTCATCGGCGTCGACGGTGTCCGTATTTTTCTATAATCATAAGTGTCTACTAATTTATAGTGTGTGCAAAATTTGCTATTTTCGCAAAATTTAGATAAAGACATATTTGATAAAAAATAACTGCACCTAAATTCAAAAAAAGGAAGAAATGTTTCACGTGAAACATTCCCAACTTTATTTATACTTTTCCCGTAATCATTACCCAAGCAAGCTAAAACTTTAATAACCTTGTGCGCTTCTCTCGCAAAAAGTGATTCTATATGCAAAAAATCCTTTATAAACATAAATTCATAAGCTAAATTATGGACATATATTACTAACACTTTTTTAGCGTCCAATTCCAAAGTAGTTCCTAGCTTATGCATAAAATTTATCCATTCTTCCCAAGTTCGCCCAAAACAGACTTTACCATTCAGGCAAAACTGCCAATGATACATAAATGCTTCTGGTTTTTCGTCGTCTATAGTTGTACTTTCTATGTCAAACGTTGCCGGACGCGCTATATATGTAAGT